AGAAACAGATATCAGAAATTATACTGAAGTAGACAGTAATGTTTTTACTGGTGCTATTTTAGGTAGATTTATAGAAAATGCAGAATATAGAATTGCATATGATCTTCCTATGGATTCAGACAGAAAACAAGCGCAAGCTCAATTTGCAACTGATACACAAAGTATAAATGTTCCAGCAGGATGTTTATTTGTTAGAGGTGTACAAGTATTTCCTTCTACAGCAAACACTAATGAACAAGGTCAGTGGTTAGAAAGACGTGATCAAACTTTTATTAGTGAATATATTGGTAATTTAACAGGACCATCAGGGTCTACTGCATCAGGAGCAGATGTTACTGGATACCCTAAATATTATTCTATGTTTGGAGGAGCAACTAATACTACTTCCACTACTTCTGGAGGTATGTATTTAGCCCCTACACCAGACGCTAATTATCAGTATATTATTCATTATAATAAAATTCCACCTGGTTTAGCGGACCAAACTTCTGGGACTTATGTCAGCAGATACTTTCCTCAGGGGCTTTTATATGCATGTCTATCCGAGGCATATTCTTTTTTAAAAGGTCCACAAGATATGTTGACATTGTATGAGCAAAAGTATAAACAAGAACTACAAAAGTTTGCAGCGATGCAAATTGGAAGAAGAAGACGAGACGATTACACGGATGGAACAATAAGAATACCAATCGAGTCACCGCCTCAGTAATTAGGAGAAAAATATTATGGCAATAACATCAGCAATTTGTAATAGCTTTAAACAAGAAATTTTAGAGGCAGAACATAATTTTACAGCTTCTACTGGAAACACTTTTAATTTAGCTTTATACACAAGTTCAGCAACTTTAAGTGCAAGCACAACAGCTTACAGTTCATCAAACGAAATAACAAACACTTCAGGAACTGCTTATACTGCTAAAGGAAAAGCATTAACAAGTGTTACACCAACTTTAGATTCATCAACTGCCGTTTGTGATTTTGCAGATGTTTCTTGGACATCAGCTTCATTCACAGCTAACGGATGTTTAATTTTTAATGATTCACATTCTACAGACGCAGCAGTTTGTGCGGTTGCATTTGGTGGAGATAAAACTGTATCTAGTGGAACTTTTACAATTCAATTTCCAGCAGCAGCAGCAACTACAGCGATTATTCGTATAGCCTAAAGGAGGTAAGTCCTTATGGCATCAATCTGGGGTGGTGATAGTCCTTCAGTAGCATGGGGATATAACACCTGGCAATCTAATACTGTTACACAATCATTAACTGGACAATCATTAACTTCATCACTTGGAGAAGTCGAAGCTTTTCCAGAACAAGGTTTTGGTTCGGATACATGGGGCTTTGAAAACTGGGGTGAAAGTGCATTAGATGTAACACTAACTGGTTTAAGTTTAACAGCATCAACAGGTTCTTTAACCGCTTTCAATGAAGAAGGTTGGGGCAGGACTACATATGGTAATGCTGGATGGGGAGTAACTTATTCGGTTGCATTATCAGGATTAGGTTTAACATCTAGTCTAGGATCAGCTGAAGTACAATTACTTGTTCCTCTTACCGCACCATCAACTTTAACATCTTCATTAGGTACAATAGTTCAAGGAATTGAAGTTCCAATTAGTACAGCTGGTGTAGGTACAACTGCTGTTGGCTCATTAACAGAAGTTAGTACTAACGCAGGTTGGGGTAGAGATTCCTGGGGCCAAGAGCCGTGGGGCGATACTGATGAACCTGTTATAAGTTTAACAGGGTTTGGATTAACATCTTCCATTGGAAGTGTTTCAGCATACAACGAGCAAGGTTGGGGTAGAGACCCTTGGGGTTATGAAAACTGGGGTGAATCAGCAATGACAGTTGTTGTTGATGTAGAATCTAGTGGAGTAGCAACTACAAGTGTTGGAGCAATAACTCCAACTGAAATGGGTATTGGATTAAGTGGTCAATCGGCTACAGCATCCGTAGGAACGCCAGGTTTAGCATTTGGTGTAAGCACTGAACCAATTAGTACAGCTGGAGTAGGTACAACTGCTGTTGGAAGTATTAATCTAGAAATAGGAGTTCCTTTAACAGGAATTGGAGCAACTTCTTCTGTAGGTGCTATTGATCCAGCAGATGTGATGGGTCTAACAGGATTAGATGCAACTGCAAGTGTTGGAGAAGTTACAGTTGCTAATGTTGAAATAATTAACCTAACTGGAATAAGTGCAACTGCTTCTGTAGGTGCAATTACACTAGATCAAATAACTGTCGGTTTAACAGGAGTGTCAGCAACTGGTGGTGTAGGAGCAATATCTCCAACTCCAATGACTATTGGATTAACTGGTCAATCTGCAACTATTTCACTAGGTGAGGTTTCTCCTTTATATACAAGAGATTTAAATTATGATACCAGTGCTTCTTATTCAAATAAAACATACAACACAAGTGCATCCTATACAGAAAAAAATCATGCTGGATAAATAGGTTGACTTGCTATTAAATTAACAATATAAATAACACAATTAGGAGAACAAATTATGGCATCAACTTATACGGCTCTCGGTGTAGAACTAATGGCAACTGGTGAAAACGCCGGTACATGGGGAACAAAAACTAACACCAATTTAAACATAATCGAACAAATTTCTGGTGGATACTCTGCTCAATCTATAGCAGGTGGTGCACAAACTACAGCTCTTACAGTTTCTGATGGATCAACTGGTGCCGTTATGTCTCACAGAATGATTGAGTTTACAGGTTCTATTACTGGAAACCAAATCGTAACAATTCCTTTAGATGCACAAACTTTTTATTTTTTAAGAAATTCAACATCAGGTGCTTACACAGTACAATTTAAATACGCTTCTGGTTCAGGATCTTCATTTACATTTTCAACAACTGACAAAGGCGATGCAATGGTTTTTGCAACAGCTGATGATGGAACAAACCCTAAAATTTTAACACTAGCATTTGGTTCAGGCGATGGTGATGTAACACTTACTGGAACACAAACTTTAACTAACAAAACTTTAACATCTCCTGCAATAGGAACAAAAATTTCAGATACAAATGGAAATGAATTAATTAATCTTACTGCAACAAGTTCTGCAGTAAATGAATTTACAATTGCAAATGCTGCAACAAGTGATGGTCCAATTTTATCAGCAACAGGAGAAACTAATGTTGATATAAATATTAATCCTAAAGGTTCTGGTACTTTAAAATCAGGAACAGCTGCAGTTAAAATTGCAGGAAAAGAAACTATATGGGTGCCTACAAGTGCAATGTATCCCAACACTACAAGTGGTGCAGAAGCTGCACAAGTAGAATTATCAAATGGTCCAGAACTTAAAGTTTTAGATTTTGATAAATCTTCAGATGAATTTGCACAGTTTGCTGTTGCCTTTCCTAAATCATGGAATGCAGGCACAGTAACTTTTCAAGCATTTTTTACAGCAACTTCAACAGACACAGGAACTACAGCATGGGGATTATCTGCAGTAGCTCTAGCTGACAATGGAGATTTAAATACAGCATTTGGAACACAAGTTGTTGCAACAGCAAAAGCTCACAGTGGAACATCTAATGATTTAGATGTTGCTAATGAAAGTGGAGCAGTAACAATCGCAGGATCACCTGGTGATAATGAGTATGTTTTTTTCCAAGTGTCAAGAGATGTATCTGCAGATGATTTAGATGCTGATGCAAGATTATTAGGAATAAAATTATTTTTCACTACTGACCTGGCTAACGACGCATAATAGGAGGAAAAGTTGAAAGATTACAAACTAGAAACTTTCTTAAGTCAGTCTGGTAAAAGTCAAACACAAACAACCAAACCAAAAACTAGAGGATTTGGATTTCAAATACTTGGTTTTGGATCTGGCGGTGCTGCTGGACCTTACGCAATCGACTATTTAGTTGTAGCCGGTGGTGGCGGTGGTGGCGGAACTGCTAGCTTTGCATTTGCTTCTGGAGGATCTGGAGGTGGCGCTGGTGGATATAGACTTTCTTTTAATACAAGTTCTTACGATGAACCCTCTGTTTCTACAATTGAAGTAGATAGAGGAACAGACTATCCAATAACTGTTGGAGGCGGTGGTGGACAAAACACAACTGGCGGAAATTCCGTATTCTCAACAATCACTTCAAATGGTGGCGGTGGAGGAAGAGCTGGACATGGCGGACAAACTGGTCAATCTGGCGGATCCGGAGCGGGAGGTGCCGCAAACGGCGGAGGAGCTGGACCAGGAAACACACCATCTACAACACCATCACAAGGAAATAACGGCGGCGCTGGAGAAGGCGGCGGTTCGCATAGATGCGGCGGCGGTGGTGGAGCAAATGCTGCGGGAGGCGGCGGACCGGGAGGAGGACCGGGAGGCGCTGGAAGATCTTCAGAAATTAATGGATCGGCAGTTACAAGATCTGGCGGAGGCGGCCAAGGAGGCGGCGGAGCATCACCAAATGGACCAGCGGGTTCAGGAGGCGGCGGAGCTGGAAATGCGGCTGCACAGGCAAACACCGGAGGCGGTGGAGGCGGAGGCTTTGGAAATGGTCAATCAGGAAAATCTGGTGGATCAGGAATTGTAATTTTAAGACATTCAGATGGACCAGGTGCTTCATCAGGTGGAACTGTAACAACTTCAGGAGCAGCGAGGATCCATACTTTTACAGGAGATGGAACTTACACAGCATAATTATGGCACACTACGCAAAATTAGATGATAATAATAAAGTAATCAATGTTGTTGCAGTAGACAACAACAAAGAATTAAAAGATGGAGTTGAGGATGAAGCAACTGGAGTTGCTTATTTAACTGAAGTTCATGGATATACAAATTGGAAAAAAACTTCTTACAATACAATTTACAATACACATGCGTTAGGCGGAACTCCTTTTAGAGGAAACTACGCTTGCATAGGCGGATACTACTATCCTGCCAATAATATTTTTATGGAAGTAAAACCATATACTAGTTGGACTTTAAATACATCAAACGCAAAATGGACACCACCTGTAGCTTATCCTACTGTTTTAAAAAGTGATCCAGATAGCAATGATGTATCAACTCAATACGGTTATATCTGGGACGAAAGCAATCAAAGATGGATTTGCACAGATGACGATACAGTCACAGGAAACGTAACACATATCTGGAATCCAAGCACTTCTGCTTGGGACAATGCATAACACTTGAAATAATCTAGTTTCTAAGTTATATTGAACTTAGAATGGAAGAAATAATACTGTCGAAGTCGTGTATCCACTGGGGAACTTTACCAAAATCCTCTCGTGTAAATAATAAAGTTATCTTAGAGTCTATGTTAGATGACTACAAATATTGGAAAGAAGATAGTCCTGATATTAAATTAACTAGCCTAAAACATCACACTTGGCTTATAAGTTATGTTGCAGAAAAATTAAGAGCTGAAGATCCAAATCATTTTGGTAAATTAGCAGGACATACTTTTTTTGGAAATGTTGACATGCCTGGACATGCCTCTTTACGTAGAAATCATTATGATAGATTAGATTTAAAAAAATCACCTGGGGCAGTAGTTATGTATTTTTTAAATGGTTCGGGAGAGGTGCGTATTGAAAACGATGATCCACCAGACATAGATAAAACTTTTCGTTTTACAATTAAACCAGGTAGATTTCTTTGTTTCAATAGTAATTTAACTTACATGAGAACTAAAAATGAAGAGCAAGAACCTAGAGGGGTTGCAGTCTTTACTGTGTATAGATAATGGAATTACAGTTTGGGTATTGGTATTTTGAAAACAATTTTAATAAAAAATTTTGTGATAAAATAATTAAACATGCTTTAGAAAAAAAACAAACGATTGCTCTTACAGGTCAAAAAGAAAGAAAGAAAATGTTAAAAAAAGATTTAAAAGATTTAAAAAAAACAAGAGATTCAAATGTTGTTTGGTTAGAGGATCAATGGATATATGATGAAATACATCCTTATGTAGATAGTGCCAATAGAAATGCTAAATGGAATTATCATTGGGATTGGTCAGAAAAATGTCAATTTACTATTTATGCTGAAGGACAACATTATGGTTGGCATAAAGATATGTTTGCAGAACCTAATCAAAAACCAGGAAACGGTTATAACAAAGTAAGAAAATTATCTACGACAATATTATTAAATGACCCATCAGAATATTCTGGTGGAGAGTTTGAGTTCTATTTTAATAGAGAGGGTCCACATAAAAAAAGAAAAATTATTCAAGTAAAAGAATTAACATCAATTGGATCTATGCTTGTGTTTCCTAGTTTTACTTG